AACGCAGACGTGGCATATAATGTGCATTGGAGAGTAACAGGTTCTGAGTTTGTACCAGACAGTGAAGATAATGATCCACCAACAGGTAAAACGTATTCAGCTTCAAGTATTGGTACACAGGCTTTAAATATAAATGATATAACTGATTTTATACCTTGGAATGAAGTAACTCAAGAAGAAGTGGAAGCATGGACTAAAGCAGCAATGGGAGAAGAACAAGTATTAAGCATTGAAGCAAGTATTGCTAATCAAATAGCTTTATTAATAGCTCCTGTGTCTGTAATTCTTACCGTTGGACAGCCAGTGTCTTCGCCAGAATAAATAAAATAAAAATCAAATCAAATAAATGGACATAAGAAAAATTTCAATAGGAGCAGACTACAAATCTGGTGCAATGCACTACATAGTTGGCCAGAGTGTTTTAGGAGGCTCTTATTTAATACAACACATTATCTATGATAATGATTCTTATAAAATTTGGATTATAAAAGGAGACGAAGTTTTATTGTGGAAAGAATTTAAAACTACGCTTCCTATTTCTTTAGAGTACAATATAAATTTTTAGAACTTAAATTAAATGCAATCACCTTACAATTTTATTGTCCAACCTTTAGAGGGTAGGAGATATGATAATATAAAAAAATACGGAGATCATAAATTCCTTACAAGCACATCTGAAGAGGACCATAAGTCTTCTAACAGGTTTGCTAAAGTTGTGGCTACACCTATTGGCTATAATGGACCTGTTAAGAAGGGAGACACTCTTTTGGTACACCATAATGTTTTTAAATTTTACAATGACATGTATGGTAATAGAAAAAGTGGAAAAAGCTTTTTTAAAGAAGATCTTTTTTTTGTAGATGTAGATCAGTTTTATATGTATAAAAATAGTGAAGGTTGGGTAGGGTATGATAAGTATTGTTTTATTCAGCCTTTGCCGGCTAAAGAAACGTATCTTAAGAAGAATTGTAAGTTTGAGCCATTAACAGGTACTGTAAAGTATATAAATCAACAGTTACTAAATAAAGGGGTAAAAGTTGGTGATGTGGTTCTGTATCAGCCAGACTCAGAGTATGAGTTTATGGTTGATGACGAGTTGCTTTACAGGATGTATACCGATAACATAACTGTGGTTTTATAATAAATATTTATGAAAATGTAATTTCAAGTTGCATTTTTAAATAAAAAAAATAATGGACGTAAATAAAATTAAATTACAAATAATAAACGCAGGCGAAAAGGCTGTGCTTCAGTTAATTCAGGTTGCTCAAGAACAAATTATAAAATACGGTGAGGATGACGAGCTTGCTGCTGACAAATTAAAGAATGCAGCCGCTACTAAGAAGCTCGCAATATTTGATGCTTTTGAGATATTAAAAAGAATAACAGAAGAGAAAGATTTAATAGACGGAGTAGATAATAAATCAAATAACACACCAAAAGGATTTGCTGAGTCAAGATCAAAATAATAAAATATACAGGGAGCTTATAAACCTAGTTCCTAAAAATGTATTAGCTACTAAAAATAAAGCTAAATCTTGGCAGTACGGATATAATGAAAAATATAATTTTGTTGTAATATCAAAGACAGGAGAAATTGATCAAATATTAAATGTTCAAGGTTTAAATATTGCGCTCCCTAAAATATCTAAAGAAGTTTTTCAAAGGTCTGATAAAAAAGAAAAACAATACTGGGAATCTCAAGAAATTCCTAAGCAACTACAAAAAATAAAATCTATTTTCCAGTGGCATAATGCTCCTTCAAGTTTTAAAAATCAATGGATAGACTATATAGAAAGTCAGTTTGATTACAGGGAACAAGGGTATTGGTTTATGAATAATGGAAAACCTACTTACATTACTGGATCTCATTGGATGTATATACAGCACACTAAAATTGATGTTGGTCTACCTGATTTTAGGGAAGCAAATAGAATTTTTTACATACACTGGGAGGCCTGCAAAGCTGATAAAAGAAGTTTCGGTAATAGTTATTTAAAAATTAGACGTTCTGGGTTTTCTTATATGGGAAGTGAAGAGTGCGCTAATATTGGCACTATAACTAAAGATGCTAGGATTGGAATATTGTCTAAGACAGGAGCCGATGCTAAAAAAATGTTTACCGACAAGGTTGTTCCAATATCAAATAATTACCCTTTCTTTTTTAAACCTATACAGGATGGTATGGATAAACCTAAAACAGAATTAGCGTTTAGGGTTCCTGCTTCTAAGATTACTAAAAAGAACATGTATGAAGAAGATGTTGATTTAGTTGAAGGGCTGGATACTACTATTGACTGGAAAAATACTGGAGATAACAGTTATGATGGGGAAAAATTAAAACTACTAGTACATGATGAAAGTGGAAAGTGGGAAAAACCTAACAGTATAATTAAAAACTGGGGTATTACAAAAACATGTTTACGTTTGGGTAGTAAGATTATTGGAAAATGTATGATGGGTTCAACATCAAATGCTTTAGATAAGGGTGGCGCTAATTTTAAAAAGTTATACCACGACTCTGATTGCACAAAACGTAATTCAAACGGTCAAACAAAAAGCGGGTTATATAATTTATTTATTCCTATGGAATGGAACATGGAAGGTTTTATCGATATATTTGGTATGCCTGTTTTTCATACTCCTTTAAAGCCAGTAATGGGGATTGACAAAGAAATGATTACTCAGGGTGCAATTGATTATTGGCAAAACGAAGTAGATTCATTATCTAGTGATCCAGATGCATTGAATGAATTCTACAGACAGTTCCCAAGAACTGAGTCTCACGCATTTAGGGATGAAAGCAAGCAGTCTTTATTTAACCTCACAAAAATATATCAACAAATAGACTACAATGATACTTTAATAATGGGTCAAAACATAACTCAAGGTTCATTTTCTTGGCATAATGGAGTAAAAGATACTAGGGTTATTTGGACTCCTGATAAAAGAGGAAGATTTTTTGTAACTTGGTTACCAGAAAACGCATTACAAAATAATGTAATTATTAAAAATGGTAAAAAATATCCAGGCAACGAACACATTGGTTCTTTTGGATGTGATTCATATGATATATCAGGTGTAGTTGTAGGCAAAGGGTCTAACGGTGCTTTGTCAGGTATGACTAAATTTAATATGGATAACGCGCCAAGTAATGAGTTTTTTTTAGAATACATAGCAAGACCTCAAACGGCTGAAATATTTTTTGAAGAAGTATTAATGGCGTGTGTGTTTTTTGGTATGCCTATTTTGTGTGAAAATAATAAACCTCGTTTGTTGTATCATTTTAAAAATAGGGGTTATCGTGGATACAGTATAAATCGTCCAGATAAAACGTTTAATAAATTATCTAAAACAGAAAAAGAATTAGGAGGAATCCCCAATTCAAGTGAGGATGTCAAGCAATCACACGCTTCTGCAATAGAGTCATATATTGAAAAACATGTAGGATTGGATTTAGCTGGTAACTATAGGGATAGTGATGATATGGGAATAATGTATTTTCAAAAGACGTTAGAAGATTGGGCAAAGTTTGATATAAATAATCGAACTAAATTTGATGCTTCTATTAGTTCTGGTTTGGCAATTATGGCTAATCAAAAACACCTGTATACTCCGGCTAAAGAAAAATCGAAAATAAGCGTTAACTTTGCTAGATATAATAACACCAACTCAGTTAGTCAATTACTTAAATAAATGAAAGACGTAAAAATACAAGTTAACTCAGCTGCGTTTCCAGACCAGTTTGCTTCCGATTCTGTTAAAGATTCTATGGAGTATGGGTTACAAATTGGACAATCAATACAGTACGAATGGTTTAGGCAAGACAGCGGTTCTTGTAGGTTTTATAATCAAAGAGGTGAATTTAATCGTTTAAGGTTATACGCAAGAGGTGAGCAATCAATTGGTAAATACAAAAATGAATTATCAATTGACGGAGATTTAAGTCATTTAAATTTAGACTGGACTCCAGTTCCTATTATTCCAAAATTTGTAGACATTGTTGTTAACGGAATGAATGATAGGATGTTTAAAGTAAAAGCTACTGCTCAAGATGCGCTTTCTGCTGAAAAAAGAAATCAATTTCAAGAAATTATTGAAGGCGATATGATTGCAAAGCCTTTGCTAAAACAAATACAATCAGATTTTGGTGTTGATGTATTTCAATCAGATGAAGCAGAACTTCCTGAAAATGATCAAGAACTAGAGCTTTACATGCAGATGAAGTATAAGCCTGCAATTGAAATAGCTGAAGAAGAAGCTATTGATACTCAGTTTGCTGCAAATCATTATAACGACATTAGAAAAAGAATTGACCTTGATATTACTACGCTTGGTATTGGTATTGGTAGGCATATGTTTTTACCTGGAGACGGAGTTAAAATTGATTATGTTGATCCCGCCAATGCGGTTTACAGTTACACTGAAGACCCTTACTTAAAAGATTGTTTTTACTGGGGAGAAATTAAAACAGTACCGATCACTGAACTTATTAAAATAGATCCCACCCTTACCAACGATGATTTGTCAGAGATTTCTAAGTACAGTCAGTCTTGGTATGATTATTACAATACAGCAGAACATTACGAAAATAGTATGTTTTCTAGAGATACTGCAACATTGCTTTATTTCAACTATAAGACAACTCATACTTTTGTTTATAAAAAGAAAACAATGCCTGACGGAACATTTAAAATGTCCGAAAGAGACGAGAGTTTTAATCCTCCACCAGAAATGATGGAAGAACAAGGTTTTGAAAAAGTGTCTAAAACTATTGATGTTTGGTATGATGGGGTTATGGTTATGGGAACTAATATTATGCTTCAATGGAAACTTGGAGAAAATATGGTGAGACCAAAATCAGCAAGTCAATACGCGTTCCCTAATTACGTAGCGTGTGCGCCTAAAATGTATAAAGGTGCTTTAGAATCTTTAGTTAAAAGAATGATCCCGTTTGCTGATTTAATTCAAATGACTCATTTAAAAATTCAACAAGTAGTTTCAAGAGTTGTCCCTGATGGTGTATTCATTGATGCTGATGGATTAAATGAAGTTGATTTAGGAAATGGTCAAGCTTATAATCCAGAAGACGCACTTCGTTTGTATTTTCAAACCGGTAGTGTGATAGGAAGAAGCTATACTCAGGATGGTGAATACAATAACGCAAAGGTTCCAATTACTCAATTAACGGCAAGTAGCGGTGCTAGTAAGATGCAAATGCTTATTGGCAACTACAATCATTACATGGATATGATTAGGTCTGTAACAGGCTTAAATGAAGCTAGAGACGGATCAAGTCCTGACCCTAATTCTTTAGTTGGTGTTCAGAAATTAGCGGCATTAAATTCTAACGTAGCTACTAGGCATATTTTAAATGCAAGTCTATATATTACTAGAACTTTAGCTGAATGTTTGTCTATTAGAACTGCTGATATTTTAGAATACGCAGATTTTAGAGATGAGTTTGCGATGCAAATAGGTAAATACAATTTAGGTATACTTGAGGATATTAAAGAATTATATCTTTATGACTTTGGTATTTTTATAGAGATGGCTCCAGATGAAGAGGAAAAATCTATGCTAGAGCAAAACATACAGATGGCTCTTTCAAAACAAGATATTAATCTTGAAGATGCTATTGACATAAGGGAGATTGCTAATTTAAAAATGGCTAATCAATTACTTAAAGTAAAAAGAAAAGCTAAACAAAAGGCTGAACAACAACAGCAAATGCAACAACAGCAAATGCAGGCGCAAATGCAAATGCAAGCGCAACAGGCTGCTGCTCAGTTAGCTATGCAAACAAATCAAGCGGAAACACAGTCTAAGATTGCTGTAAAAGAAGCAGAAGTTGCTTTTGATATTCAGAAATTACAGATGGAAGCTCAATTAAAACAAGAGTTAATGCAGACTGAATTTGAAATGCAGATGTCATTAAAAGGAGTAGAACAAGAAAGTATACAGTCAAGAGAAGATAATAGGGATGATGCTAAAAGTAATAGAATTAATCAACAGTCAACGCAGACTTCAAAAATGATTGAGCAGAAAAAAAGAGATTTGCCTTCAATAAATTTTGAGTCTAATGAGGACAGTCTTGATGGTTTTGATCTTGCGGAATTTGACCCTAGATAAATAGTAAAATAAGTATTAACTTTGTAAAAATTAAATTAAATGATAGTAAAATTAGTTGACGAAAATGTCGAAGAGAAATCAAGAGCGCAGGTAGAGGAAACTTTATTAAAAGAACATGAAGAACAGTATAAAGAATCTTCAGACGGAATTGAACGTATTGATTTTAGTAAAAGCGAAAATTCATCTACCGAAGAAACATTGGTTGATGAAACAAAAAAAGATGAAACAGCATTACCAGAATTTAATGATGATGATGTTATTTCATATATAAAGAAAAGATACGATAAAGACATTAATTCTATTGACGAATTATTTGCGGAAAAAAAGGCAAATACTGAGTTACCAGAAGATGTGTCTAAGTATTTAAAGTACAAGCAGGAAACTGGTCGTGGCATTAATGACTTTTACGAATTACAAAAAGACATTGATAGCATGGAAGACAATGCTGTACTTGCTAATTATTATGAGGCTACTGAAGAAGGTTTAGACTCGGAAGATATTCAAGACATTATTGAAGATAAATTTTCATACGATGAAGATTTAGATGATGAAAAGGATGTTAGAAAAATAAAGTTAGCGAAAAAAAGAGAACTTTCGAAAGCTAAAACGTTTTTAAATGAACAAAAAGATAAATACAAAATTCCTCTTGAGTCAAGTGGGAATGAATTATCTGGAGATCAAGAAGAAAATTTATTAGCTTATAAAAAGTCAATCGAGGAATCGAAAAGTATTACAGAGCAAAATTCTAAAAAGTATGATTATTTCTTAGATAAAACCGAGTCGGTTTTTAACAATGAATTCAAAGGTTTTGATTTCTCAGTTGGTGAAAAAAATATTACTTTTAAGTCGGGCGATGCAAGCGAGCTTAAAAATGTTCAATCTGATGTTAATAATTTCATTAACAAATTCATGGACAAGGATGGTTTAATTGATGACGCGATAGGATACCATAAAGCCTTATCGGTTGCTATGAATCCTGATAAATTTGCTAAACACTTTTACGACCAAGGGGCTGCTTCAGCTTTAGATAACTCTAACAGGAAATCTAAAAACATCAATATGGATGTTAGACAGCAGTCACAAACGGTATCCAAAAATGGAATATCTATAAGGCCTGTAAATCCAAGTAGTGATAACGGACGAGGACTCAAAATTAGAAGTATTAAAAAAAGTTAAACAATTAAAAACAATTAAAAAATGGCAGTAAATGTAACTCCAGGATTTGACTTGCAGCCAAGTGCGCAACAAACTCCGTTATCAACAAACTACATAAACAACTTTGATTTCTTAAATCAGTATCTTCCAGATACTTATGAAAAAGAATTTGAGCGTTATGGAAACAGATCAGTAGCATCATTTTTAAGAATGGTTGGCGCTGAAATGCCTTCTACTTCTGACCTTATCAAATGGGCAGAACAAGGAAGATTACACACTAAATATCAAGCAGTTACTTCTGCTGCTGCGGCAGGTGCTGATTCGGCTGTTTGGACTATTCCAAATAACCTAACAAACTTTAACCCAGCGTTAAATAATACGCAAGCAGCTTTTAGAGCAGGTCAAACGGTTATGGTTTCAGATAATACAGCTGGTTCTACATTACAGAACAAAGGTATTATTACTGTAGCTCCAACGGCAGCTGCTCCTAATGTTGTAACAATCGCTTACTACGAAGGTGGAGGTCAAACAATGGCGGCAGGTGTATCATGTGATATTTTTATCTATGGTTCTGAATTTGCAAAAGGTGTAAATGGAATGGTTGGATCTAATGAATCTGATGATTTTATTTTCCAAAACAAACCAATCATTATCAAGGACAAGTATTCTGTTTCTGGTTCTGACATGGCTCAAATTGGATGGATTGAAGTTACATCTGAAAATGGTGCATCAGGATTCTTATGGTACTTAAAATCTGAACACGATACAAGACTTCGTTTTGAAGATTATTTAGAAACGGCTATGATTGAAGCAGTTCCTGCTGATGCTGGTTCTGGTGCAGGAGATTACTTGCAAAATGTAGGTGCTGGACTTAGTGGTGTAAACTTATCTGGTTCAGAAGGAATTTTCTACGTAGTAGGAAATAGAGGTAATGTATACGGTGGGGGTAACCCAACAACTTTAGCTCAATTTGATAACATTATTCAGAGACTTGATAAGCAAGGATCTATTGAAGAAAATGTTATTTTTGTAGACAGACAATTCTCATTCGATATTGACGATATGTTAGCAACACAAAACTCTCATGGAGCAGGTGGAACTTCTTATGGTTTATTTGACAATGATAAGGATATGGCTTTAAACTTAGGTTTTTCAGGATTCCGTAGAGGTTATGACTTCTATAAGACAGACTGGAAATACTTAAACGATCCTACTATGAGAGGTGGTATAAATGCAGGTGCAATAAACGGACTTTTAGTTCCAGCTGGATCAACAACTGTATATGACCAAGTCTTAGGTAAGAACGCTAAGAGACCATTCTTACACGTTCGTTATAGAGCTTCAGAAACTGAAGACAGACGTTACAAATCTTGGATTACTGGTTCTGCTGGTGGTGCAAGAACAAGCGATTTAGATGCAATGGAGGTAAACTTCTTGTCTGAAAGAGCTGTATGTACTTTAGGTGCAAACAACTTCTTCTTATTCCAAAAAGCGTAAGTAATAAATAGTGAATATTTAAGGAGGGTGAACGGCATACATGTAAAAGTTCTCTTAGTAACCTTCCTTTTTTTTATAAATCAAATTAAATCATATTATAATGACAACAAAAAAACCAGTATACTCAGCAAAAGCTTATCGTTTAAGAGGCGATAGAGCGCCTTTATCATACATGTTAGCATCTCGACACTCACAGAGATCGCCTTTATTACATTTTGATGAAGAGCAAGGATTAAATAGACCATTAAGATATTCTCGTAATCAGAAGTCACCTTTTGAAGATGAGCAAGATGGAAATGCTATTTTAGAACCTATTGTTTTTGAGGATGGAATGTTATCAGTTGGCAAAGAAAATCAAGTGTTGCAAAAGTTTTTACATTTACACCCAAGTAACGGTAAGGTATTTGAAGAAGTAAACAGAGAGCGTGACGCTACAGCTGAATTAGAACATGTTGAAATGGAGCTAGAGGCTCAAATTGCAGCAAAACAAATTACAAAAGACATTAAAAAATTAACTCAAGTATGTCGTGTATTGATGGGTAATGGAGTTGAATCTATGACTTCACCAGAATTAAAAAGAGACTTATTGGTTTATGCTAAACATAATCCTGAAGATTTTTTAGATACAATTAACGACCCAATGCTAGAGCTTATGGATGATGTTCATCAATTTTTTAGTGCTACATTATTAGGTTTTAGAAATAACGGTAAAGACGTTTACTACAACCTATCTAACAACAAGAAAAAAATGTTAACAATACCATTTGGAGAAGATCCTTATTTTATTGTTTCATCTTTCATGCAAAGTGATGATGGTTTAGAAGTATATAAACTTTTAAAAAACAAATTAAAATAAAGCTAACAACTTATAAGTATTAGGATGTAACTGTTAGTTTTTTAAATTTGGTCGTTGCGGAACGAAACAGAGCATACCGAAAATTAGCTACCTAAAAAGGGTGGCTTTTTTTTTGTTATATTTGTACTTTATTAACCCATTAAAAACTTTTTATAAAATGGCAAAATTTCTTAAAATTACGAACGCTCCTATCACTGGTCAATTGATCAACCTTGATGGAGTTAAAGCAGTATCTACAGCAAATGCTACAGCAGTAACTGTAACAATCGATTATGTTGATGGAACTACCACTACAGTAACAACAGTAGCTCAGGTGGCTCATGATGTTTACAACTCTATATTAAACAATATGGAAACAGCATTAGCTACATCTTGGCAGAACCCTTTTTTTGAGGTAAGTCTTCCAAAAGCAGTGACAAGTATTGTTAATGCATAACAGCATTAATTAGACAATTAAAGAGAGGTTCTAAAAAAAAATAGGACCTCTTTTTTTTTGCTATCTTTGTAAAAAGAATTAATTATGCCAATAAACGAAGTACGAAATACCGTATTAGCGATAGTCAATAAAAACAACTACGGATATATATCACCACAAGATTTTAACTTGTACTGCCAGCAGGCTCAGATGTCTATTTTTGAAGACTATTTTTATGCGTACAATGATCAGTTGTCAAAAGAAAATCAAAGAGTTTCTGGAAGCGGATACGCTGATCTTACTAAAGGTTTAGTAGAAGTAATAGATAGTTTTTCAGCAACTGAAACTTTAACCTCACCTGGAATAAATTTATTTAATTTACCTTCTAATTATTATTTAATTAATAAGATTAACTACTACCCTACGGTAAGCACTTCAGGAACAACAACGGCAGCAGCAGCGTTAACTTTAACGGACTCTACAGCCACTTTTACAACTACTGTAACAGCTGGGCAGCTTGTTTCCTCTACGTCAACTACAAGCACTACCGCTGGTCAAACAGCCTATGTTGTTAGCGTTGATACTAACACTCAATTAACTTTGTCTGTTGATATATTTGGAGTAGCACAAACAATTGGTGATAGTTACGCAATTGTAAATAATAAAGGTATTGTAGAAGTAGAAAGAGTAAATCAGAGTAAAATATTTTATTTAAATTCTTCACCACTTACATCACCATCCACAGGTTATCCTGCGTATGTTTTAGGAAACGCTACCGCAACTATTTCTGGAAACATAATAAACGTATACCCAGATACATTGACAACACCTGGAACAATAATGGCTCAATACATAAGGTATCCTCGTGACCCCAAATGGACTTATATTGAAATAACAGCAGGGGAACCTGTATTTAATGCTTCACAAAATGATTATCAAGATTTTGAATTACCTTTATCTGATGAGCCTGCGTTGATAGCAAAAATATGTAAGTACGTAGGAGTAGAAATTAGGGAATCAGATGTATATCAATTTGGAGTATCCGAATTGCAAGCAGAACAACAAACACAAGGATAGATGGCATATTTAAGCGATTACGCATATTACGAAAATTCAGGAACAAACCCAGACGATGCAAATTGGGGATCATATCAATATGTTTCTTTAGCTGATATTGTTAATAATTTCATGTTAATGTATCAGGGAAACCATGAATTAATAAATAACATTGAAAGGTATCAAATATTATTTCATGCTAAAAGAGGTATACAAGAATTAAATTATGATGCTATGAAGGAAATAAAAATCCTTCAGTTAGATATCATGAATCAATTGAGATTTGTTTTACCACAAGATTATGTAAATTGGGTAAGAATTTCGGTAAATGAAAACGGAGTCTTAAAACCTTTAACGGAAAATATTCAAACTAATTGGTCTTCAGCTTATCTTCAAGATCAAAATGCTAATATATTATTTGATCAGGATGGAAATATTTTAAAGCCACAAAACTCAGAACTTGATTTAGAAAGGATTAGAGGCAATGGAAAGAGTATTTATTTAAATGCAGGTAATTCATTTGATGGATCAGAAGGTTACTGTTGTGATGGCAACTGGTATTTTGATTATTCTGTAGGCGCTAGATTTGGATTAAATACTGAAACCGCTAATGCTAATCCTACGTTTACTATTGATAAGCAATCTGGAGTTATTAACTTTAGCAATATCTCTAATGCTGCTTCTGTGGTTTTGGAATATGTTTCTGATGGTATGGAAGGCGGTGTAGATGCTAATGTTCAATTAAATAAATTGTTTGAAGAGTATATTTACGCTTATGTAAAATATTCAATTTTAAACGGTAGACTATCAGTTCAAGAATATGTAGTTAATAGAGCGAGAAAAGATAAATCATCTTTACTAAGAAACGCTAAAATTAGATTAAGTAATATGCACCCTGGCAGACTCTTGATGAATATGAGAGGTCAGAATAAATGGATAAAATAATATGCCAATAGTTACAACAAATTTTATTGCAGGTAGAATGAATAAGTCTGTGGATGAAAGACTTCTTCCTCCAGGTGAATATATTGACGCGCTAAATGTAAGGTTAGGTTCAACTGAAACTACTGAAATAGGCGCTGTTGAAAATGCTAAAGGAAATTCAAGATTAACGTATTTAGCTTATAACGGTAAACCATTAAGTATTAATGCTACTTGTATTGGAGCTTACGAAGACGGTGTTAGGGAAACTATTTATTGGTTTATTCATGACGATACAAATCCTGAAGCTGCTGGTGGAATTGTAGATATGGTTGTTTCTTATAACACTACTAGTCAAGTAATTAACTATCACATAGTTACTGAAGACCTTTTAAATTTTGACCCTAAACATTTAATAACCGGAATAGACCTACTTGATGATTTATTATTTTGGACGGACGATATCAATCCTCCAAGGTATATAAATATTGACAGAAATTACTCCTTACCAATTGCAAATGTTGATCAGATTATAGAGGAAGATATTAGTGTAATTGTTAAAATCCCTGGGTTTGAAAATATAGTAAACAATAATGTTCCTTTAGCTGTTCCAAAAATTACCTTATTAAACGTTCCTGGTGGAGAGAATTATATTGAAAATAAATTTCTTTGTTTTGCTTATAGGTATCGATATTTGGATGGGCAATATAGCGCCACATCTTTATTTAGTTTACCTGCATTTGCAACAAAACCTTTTAGGTTTGATACCAAAAATTACATTAATGAAGGAATGCTAAATTTATACAATGGTATAAATATTGAATACTCAACAGGTAGCAGCAGGGTTGTGCAAATAGATTTACTTTTTAAAGAAAGTAATTCAAATAGTATAAATGTAATTGAAAGATTTGTAAAAAAAGATTATGGTTGGCCAGATAACACTATTCAATCATACGTTTTTACAAACAGTAAAATTTACACAGTTATAGGAGCTGATGAATTACTTCGTCAATACGATAATGTTCCAAGGTTTGCTAAAGCGCAAATTATTCAAGGTAATCGTTTAATGTATGGGAACTATGTAGATGGGTATAATTTTACAAGAGGAACTTCAGAGGGATCTGAAATTGCTTTAAACTACACGACAAGTATAATAAACACTTTTATTTCTTCTCAAGAATTGCCTTTTGCTATTTTAAAATCAGGTATTAGTTATACTATTGACCCAGCAGACACCAAAACTTATGACAACAATAAAGTTACTTTGGATTTATCAGAAATGGTTGGGAAGTTTAAAAAAGGTGCTTTTTTAAGTTTTTCATTTAACCTTGAGAATAGTGCTACTTTAATTGGTGCTGGTCAGTCTACAAATCCTGCTTGGATAGCAAATGATCAATTTAAAAATATTCCATTTACGTTAGATGTAAATATAACTTTAGATGCAGACTACACGTCAACATATGATTTTCTTAGTAGTCCATTATTTCAAAATGCTATAGGAACAATATTAAATACTAATTTTAATCCTATTGCTACTGCTGATCAAGGGAATTCTTTGACTGATTTTTTTAATAATCAATTGTCATCTCCTGCGGTTTCTTCTTATGTTTTTAATAAAATTAATAGCAGCATAACAAGTTCTACTTTTCAGCAAGGGTTTTTAATTACTGGTGTTTCTCCTGGGGTAAATACTTTTAGTTTACAGACTATTGCGATGCAGTATCAGAACATAGACTCTAC